ATTTCATACCCTGTCCTCCAGTATGTCAGCCACACCTACTCGGTTGCCGTTAATGTCACGGAGGATGAACACATCACCCACCTTCAACGGTTCGGGGTGTTTCGTCAGGGTCTCTACGAGAGACTGCAACAGACGAACAGATTCATAGTCCCGCTCATTGTCAGCGGCATGGCCTAAGCCAAACATTACATTTACTCGCATGGTTGTTCCTTTTCTTTTGATTCAACATTGACCCAGCCAGTGTCGCCACAGGCAAAGCAAACATAGGGTCGCCCTTGTTCGTCCATCTCAGGGTTGCATGGGTCGCAACATGGACACTCCTCTTTACTCTCCATCTGTCACCTCCTGTAAGTCGTGTATCTCACTCTCGCCATTCGCTCTGTTCATGTTGAACTCGGAGTACATGGCTTGCTCTGCCTCCTCTACTGACTCAGCCTCAACGTCCATGAATTGGTAGTACCTGAATACCACCATGCCTTTGTATCTTTTCATGTCTGTTCCTTTCCGTACTTCATGAATGTGATCGTGCCATCGAAGTAATGTGGGATTACGTAGTCGCATCCACCCAACTCCAACGCCTTGCCTTCTACGTCATCGAGGTTCATCACCTCAGTGTGAAGCACTCGGTGGATGAGACAGCCACCACCAAAGAATTCCATGTCGCCAAACATTACAAATGTTTTCATGCTTACTCCTACCAGCTTGATTGATATTCAAAGTCGAGATACTCAGCACCGTCGATAGACAGAATCTGTTCCAATCTGTCCACTGTTTCTTGCAGGTCGTCGTAGTACCACTTGTCGTACTCGTCAGACCCAAAGAAGAACCCACTGCGGAGCGGCAACAGATCAGGGGCAGAACCCTTGTCCTCTAGCACCTGTTTGCACAGTGCCAGTAGCTCATGTAGTTGCTCGTGGCTTACCTCGTAAGTCTTGCAGTCATCCTCGCCATCTTGCACGTTGTCCACAAACCAACCATGAATATGGTTTGATTTGCGCCAGTACATCGCACTGAATGAAACCTCTTTGGGTTCCATTCCGACAGTGCCTTTGATGTTCAGGTCAGCGATTGCCTTGATCGCAGACAGATCTTCGTTGTTGTATGAGCGGAGATACCGCTTCGCCCTCAAATACATATCCAGTCCCATGATGTTTCCTTTCGTGAGTTGTGCTTGTTACGCTTTGGCTTTGGTCTCAGGCCAGCCAGCCTTGGTAAACTCTGTCACTAGGTTGGCAATGGCAGGGACAGATCGACTGGCGGCAGGGGTATCAGCGGGAAGGTACTTCTCAAACTCAGGCAGTAGCTCCGCTAATTGCTTTCGGGTATTGCATGACTTGGCAACAGATTCCAGCTTATTCTGTAGGTCGTATACCGTTTGTTGTGCTGCCTCTGCTTTCTCTGAAAGCACTGCCACTTTCTTCGCGGTTACCTCTCGAATGGTGTAGTCGGTTCTCTCAGGAGCAAACACATAGACGCTACTGAATGTCGAATTACGAAACCAGTAGGTTGTTCTGTTCAAACAGACGGACAACTTCGGGTCGGCAGTAGCAAAGACAAGTTCCTTAGGTAGCTGATCTATTGAGTCTTGCAACACCAGTTTGTGGGCTTCGGCTTCAAGAGCCTTGAAGTCGTTGGGTACATCTTGAATGGCCGCTCTGACAAAAGCAGAGCGCATGATTTCCGTGAGTCGCATAGTTTTTCCTTTCAATGCGAGGCGGGATGCCTCTGTCTATCCACTCGATTGAATGGACAGGCAGAGGGGCAGGGATGACCCTGCCACCCTGTCAGGCAGCTTTCAGCTCAGGGTTAGCGATCTGTTCGAGGACAGATTTGAGCCAAGCCTCGGCGGTATCCTTGTTCTTCAGTGCCGGTTGAATGATTGCCTCCTGTGGGATGGGCAACTGCTTGATGCCTTCGGCAATGAGGGTGTTATCTGATCGACCAAGAGCACTGTGAACCTTCTTGCCGATCTTGTCAGCCGCAAAGCAAATCCCAGTGAACAGCGAGGTTCTAAAGAACCCTGACAGACAGGTCAGCGAGGCCAATCTGTCCATATCCATCGGGGCATCCTCTGCCTTGATTTCGACGAATTGGGAGACGTTATCGCCACCCTCTTCGGTGATGTTGCTTGCACCAGCCGCACCGTAGACAGCTACAGAGTAGCCAGCCGTTGTCAATTCATCAGCCAGTCGGAGACCAGCCGCACCTCGCCAAAACAACTGCTCGGAAGTCACGTTGGCGTTACCAGCTAAGTCGATCACAATCGAGACAGATCGGACAGATGTTCTGCTCTGTCGCTTGGTTCTAGACCAAGCCCTGCTCAGGTCGCCACGGAACACGGCCTGCATATCCAGCTCGTCGCCTTGATCGGAGCGGACACGGCGGCGGCGAATATCTTGGGGAGCGGGTAAGTCACCGACAGTAAGCTTGGAAAGCTTAGCCACACCAGCAGGGTAGCCCTTTGTCAGGACAGAGCGAAGCTCTTTGACAGTGGCGACACCGAGCCAGCTAGGGTCGGATTCACGACCCCAAAACTTCTCAGCCTTGGATTTGTTGGACGATTCTGTCCAGTCACCCTTTAGGGTGGCTTCGGGTTCAGTGACGCTATCCCAAAGGATAGCGGTCAGGTTGTCAGCTTTGCTGTAGATCATCTCAAACCTCCACTTTGCTACGTTCGTCAGACTTCCAGCCTACGAAGTAGGTATCTTGGATAGCCTTGACAGATTTGCCAGCCTTGAGCAACTTAGTTGCATCAAGTAAGAATCGAGTTGACATAACCCGATTGAGCCTTGCCTCAGTGATTCGTTTACGAATCGCCCAACCCCATGCCAGCAGGTCGGGAGCCACTACCTTACGTTCAAAGGTTTGGTCATAGTCAAGGACTATGGTTCCGGCACGGAATCTGTCCAGTGTCGCTTCGTCGAGTCGCTCACGGCCTGCATAAGTCTGATTTGCTCCAGTACCGAAGGTATTGGCGGCGGCAATACAGACAAAATCAGGGTGACGCTTGACCACCGAAGCATTCTTACGAATGGGGAGGAAAAACGAACCGTTAGCTAAAGCTTGGTTGACGAACAGCAATGTATTGCTGTCGGCGGCATCGATCTCATCGAACAGGAAAACACCGCCTTCTTCGTACATTTTCACGAAGTCACTGGACAGATACTGGAAAGCACCACCGTCAGAGGGAATCAACCAGCCCTGAAGGGCTGACTCTGACATTCCGGCGGTACAGGATACCGAAGCAAAGGGTCTACCAAGAGCTTCAGCTACTTGGTGAGCCAAGTGAGTTTTGCCGCAACCAGCAGGGCCAACCAACAGAATATTCAAGCCACAGGATGCTGAAAGCAATATGTCCTTGAATTCAGGTCTAGTGTGACCCTCGACTTTATGGCTTGAGCCATCAGGACGAACAACCTCGATTTTGACAATCGGGCTGTCATCCATTGCTTTCTTGACCTCTGTCATGACAATCTGTCGGACAGTTTCCTCGTCAACTGTCGGAGACAGTAAAGCTTGCAAAGCCGCTAAAGCGGCAGAAGCATCAGGCTTGGCGGCGGGAGCCGAAGGCTTAGTTAGTGGCGGCACAGGGATTTTCTCCTCATCGATAGCGACCCCTTTAGGGGTCAGGTTTGCGGGAAAGCCATTAGAAATGGCGGATTGAATCTGTTCTTCGGTGTAGGTTGTAAACAACCTATCCACCAATTCAGGGCCATGAATCGGTTCAAAGTCAAAGCCTACGGTTCCACCGTTAAGGTGTCTGAAAACCCACAAAAGCTTGGGTTTTGACTGAGTCAGGAGAAAGTCACGCATGGGAATTCCTTTCGTTTTGCGTTAATGGGAATGAATTACTTGGCCAAGCCAAGACAAGCCGCTGTAAAGCGAGCCGGTTGAAATGAGGGGTAATTGGCTTGCATTGAAGCCGTCATCATTCCGATTGCATCGGAAAGGGTGTTGTATTCGGGAGTGCCTTTTTCGTGCTTGGCAATCTGTCGGGCAAAAATAGCGGCGATTAACTCGAAGTCTTTACGGGACATGGTTTTTCCTTTGGTGAGTTGCGAATCAGCGGCAGAGCCGCTAAAGACAGGACAGAACGTCCAGTGCATAACAGTCTAAAGACTGCCATGCCGTTGAAATTCTGTTTGAATTGTTGACAGTCCTAAAGGACTGCATAAGAGCCTCAAGGACACAAGGCTAAAGCCTTGAACCAACCCTTCGGTGTTGCCATGTTGACGGTTCACACCGTGTTGCAACTCCTCCGGAGTCCGACGCTACATCCCGCCGTTGGGGTCAAGAGACTTGTTCGATGCGTCACTTTGTGGTTTTGCTTAACCCTCTCTACGGAGAGCTTCACCTATCTGCCACACAGTGCTTTAGCACTTACTGAGTCTGCTTTCGGTTTGTTGCCGAATTGACGATTTGAAGTTGACCAGATTGTTGATGCAGTGTCAAGTCTTTTTTTCATTTCGACCCCTATTACTACGTAAAAAAGTTGAAAATAGGTGTTGTTTTGGGGTCAAGCCTCGATTCTAAGCCGCTAAAGCCTTAGACAGGCATCACAGGCACTGCTTCGCTAATGGGTCATGTAGGGGTGAAATCGAGAGCTATTGTCAACACGTGCATTATGCAAGGCGTTGAAATGATTGGAATTTTGGGTATGGGAAAAACGGAATTCAGTAAATTGTCCACGCTTTCCTAAAGGAAACGTCAATCCGTCCCTTCATGCGCCCATGCCATGACCCACATCTACCCTCATTAGAGGGCAAAATCACGGTTTAATTGGGTTACCAGCTACAAAATCTGTTGGTCTCTGTCCCTCTGGGACGGTGTGCGCCTGCTGTGACCCTCGGGTGCGATCAGGGGCAGGGGGGTGGCGTGGCCGTGCCTTGCGTTGCGTGCGTCCTGAGCCTCTAGCTATAGGTAATACACAAGAACAAGTCCATTTTTCTTACACCAGTCTCTCCAACACCGGGGTCTATACAAACACCGCTAATTATTTTTTCTACAAAATACTCAAATTCTCTGCAATCAGTTCTGAAATCAGAGCTGAAAACACGATGCAACCCAATAACCCATAAACCCAATAACCCACTCTACTGGCAAGTGTCTCTGAGATCAGAGTTGTAATCAGGAATGCTGGAAAAGGTATTGCATATTCCGGATCGGGTGGGTATATTCCCTGCCAATGATGGACAAACCATCTCAAGACGCATGGGGATTGAGTACCGTCAAAGAACGCTTCGGCAATCGATGGCAAACGTCATACAGTCTCCATTCGTGTTGGTGATGTCTCGGACTGACGAGAAGCCTGTGGATAATGCGCTACCTATACGCACCACGGGACACCATAAGTTGGAGATCAGTGCCAACCACCAACAACAAGTTTGGCGAAAGCGGATATTGTGAGATGCCATGACCTAGCCATCGCACCGAGATTAGAACGGTCACAAACGTAGCGAGTAGCCTTCACACAAGAGGAAACAATGGCAACAAAGAAATCTACTGAAGCAGTGAGTGCTCGTCGGGAGCAGCTTCGGGAAGAACACGCCGTTGCTGTCCGTGAAAAGATTCAAGTGTCAAGCTTAGTCACCACACTGGAAAACTTTGCTCTCGGCAAGGGAACCGCCAAGTTGACTGCGGCTCGGATCAAGGCGATTGAGATGTTGCTGGACAAGACCCTGCCGAACTTGGCTTCGATCAAGCATGAGACAGATGCGAAGAGTGTTACATTCATGATTGGTTCAACCTTCACAAAGCCTGAATGACTGTTATCCAATACATGCCGCCAGGACAAGTGGCTGCCGACTTCCATACTTCTGAGGCTGATGTCCGAGGAATCAAAGGGCCAGTGGGTTCTGGAAAGTCTTCAACCTGCTGCATGGAGATCGTCAAGCACTCCCTCAAGCAAACCCCACACAATGGTTGGCGCAAGGCTCGATGGGCTGTCATCCGCAATACCTATCCTGAACTGAAGTCCACCACGATCAAGACTTGGCAGACTTGGTTCAATGATGAGCTGGCTCCGATCAAGTGGGATGCCCCGATCACAGCTCACATGAAGATCAAGGACTGTGGAGACGGCAACGGACTGGATCTTGAAGTCATATTCATCGCCTTGGACAAAGCTTCCGAAACCGGCAAGCTGAGATCTCTCGAACTTACTGGAGCTTGGATCAATGAAGCCTCAGAGGTTCCGCATGAAGTCTTCAACATGGTCACGCAACGTATCGGTCGTTATCCCCCGAAGACTCACGGCGGCGGCCCCGTTCATCCATGCGTCATCCTCGATACCAACCCGCCTGACGACGATCACTGGTATTACAAGATTGCAGAAGAAGACACCCCCGAAGGATGGGAATTCTTTAACCAACCGGGTGGTCTCATTCGTCTTCAAGAGGGCGATGATGTCCAGTACAAGCCGAATC